CATACAATAACGTCACATCCGCCGATGAGCGCTCGATTCAGACTTACGCGAAGCCGTTGTGGGACTTCATCGGAGACGAGCTTACGCATCAACTGCGCGCCGACGTCGGCTTGCGGCGCAATCATCGCATCGGCTTCGACCTGCGCAATGTCGCAGCTTTGCAGGAAGATCAAAATGCACTCTTCGAGCGCGCCAACAAAACCCTGGGCAGCGGCGGAATCACTGTAAACGAATATCGAGAAATGATCGGTCTCGAAGCGCGGCCGGACGGCGAGGTATACCTGCGCTCGACGACGATTCAGGCTGTGACGCCGCAATTGCAGGCGGCCGCCATTGAGGACGCGATGAATCCGCCGGAGCCGGACGAGTTAGGCGACGGGCAGGATAGGGAGATGGTCAACTAATGAAATCTCTGATTTATTTTGGTGGAACCCTGAAGGCCATGGATGACGCCGGCAAGATCGGCGGCTATCTGGTTCGCTTCTCCGACGACGGAAAGCAAAAAGACTTGGCCGGCGAATATTTTACCAGCAAAACCTACCTGGGCTCACACGAGGGCAACGGCGTCGATTGCATCTTTCATCACGCGCAGCCTATTCCGGTTAAGAACAACGTCTCGGCAGCAATGAAGAAAGAAATTGCCGCATTGCAGGACGTAGTTTTCGAGCCGGTCAAAACCAAGCGTGATGCGGTAGGTATCTGGGCCGAAACCGTGCTGGACATGGCGGACGCCTACCAGGCAGCGGTATTTGGACTGGTCAAAGCCGGAAAACTCGGCTGGTCTTCAGGAGCTGTCGCCCATATGGTCAAAAGACACTCTGATGGGCAGATCACGCGCTGGCCGATCGGCGAAGCCAGCATTACGCCATGCCCTTGCGAGCCACTTAACCGAGCGGTGGATATGGACGCGCTGCGGTCTATCAAATTCGTCAAAGGCATTTTTCAAGAAGCGATGGACGTTCAAACGCCTTCGCGCTGGGAGATGGAATCGACCTACGGCTCTGTAGTCAGGAAGATCGCTGCGGCGGCATCTGTCGCCCGCGCGTCAGGCGCAGAGTTCGATTTAGAGGCGATGCTATCAGAGGCGACGAACGAATACTCCTCTATGCTGCAAGAGACCGCGCTCGGCCAGATAAAAGAATGGCTGGACGCCGGTGCAACTGAAGAGTTCTATCTAAAGACAATGGCAGGGGTCGAAGAGCTGGTGACCAGCTTTGACGACCGAGATTTCGATTCGCATTCCCAATTGACGGTGAGCGTCTTGAGGGGTTTCGCGTCGCGCTTGCATGGCAGACATGAAGCGCGGCAAAAGCAAAAACCCGGCCGCGTTATGTCGGAGAAAAATCGTCAACTCGTAGCCTCGACGATCAAGGACGGAGCGGCGGTGGTCGCCAATCTGCAAGCCTTGCTTGACGAGTCGGCTGGAGTGACGGACCACGCAGAGAAACGCGCCAGGGAGACCGAACGGCTCAGGGCGAGGCATGAGCGACGCCTGGGCCGCCGTTAATAGGGGATAAAAATGAAAACAATTGAGCAATTGCTCACCGTGGGGACGATGACGGAAATCGCCGCCACGATGCACAACAACACGAAACGGCTCACGCAGCTTTTCAATCTAGCCGAAGAGCGGGACAACAAAGCGCCTACTCAGGAAGAACTCGACGAGATCAAAGCGATTGACAACGATCAGGAGCGACTTGAAGCGCGGCATGCCGAACTGAAAAAGGTTGAGGAAGCCCGCGTGAAAAACGAAGATCGCGCGAAAGCGTTCGCGGCGCCCGTCAATCGCCCGCCATTTCCGAACGGTAACAACGACGCGAAGAAAAGCCGCGCCGTCGCGCTGTCAGCGATGGGCAATCTGAAGCATATCAACCTTTACGGCAATCGCCATCAGGATGAGGAGTTAGCATATAGATTCGCGCAGTGGTATTTCGCGACCAACCTACCCGGAGATTCGGCATTGCGCGCGAAGGCTGTGACTTTCTGCGGAGATAATGGAATCCCGACAATCAAGGCGCTGAACGAGGGAATCAACGAGCAGGGAGGCGCCTTGGTTCCGCCGGAATTTGACAATATGCTCATTCGCCTGCTGGAGCAATTCGGCGTGTTCAGGCGCTACACCCGTATGAGTCAGATGGCGGGCGATACAAAGATGATCCCGCGTCGCACGGGAGGGGTTACTGCGTCATGGGTCGGCGAGGGGCAGAGCATCACGGATTCGACGCCGAGTTATGACAACGTGCAACTGGTCGCGAAGAAACTTGCCGCGCGCGTAATCATGTCGTCCGAGATTACCGAAGACTCAGCCATTTCGATCGCGGATCAACTCGCCTTCGAGATCGGGACCGCTTTCGCGCTCTCCGAAGATCAGGCTGGGTTCCTGGGCGACGGGAGTCCGACATTTGGCGGAATTACGGGAATCACTCAGAAACTGCTTGGCCTCAGCGGCACGATAGCGAACATCGCCGGGCTTTTCGTCGCGATCAAGGATGCGGACGGGAGCGCCGCCAATACGTTCGACGAGTTTGGCCTAAAGAGTTTCAACGGCACGGTCGCGCTGCTCCCGCAGTATGCCGATACGGCTCAGACGGCGTGGTATTGCCACCGGAGTTTTTACTTCGGGGTAATGCAGAGAATAGAACTCGCCTCCGGCGGCAACACCATACGGGAATTGGCCACCGGAGACCGGGCCGGTCGACCGTTGTTCCTCGGCTATCCAGTGAATTTCACTCAGGTCATGCCGCGCACGGACGCGAACTCTCAAATCGCCGCGATTCTGGGCGATCTGTCGATGGGCACAGTCATGGGTGATCGCCGAAACCGCACCTTGTTTACTGATCCGTTCTCGCTCTCGGATAAGGATCAAATTGCGGTCAGAGGCACGGAAAGAATTGACCTTATCGTGCACGACACGGGTAACGCTAGCGCTACCGCAGCTTTACGGCAACCAGGCTCGATAGTTGCCTTAATCAGCGCAGCTTCGTAATTCGTTGGATAAGTAACTCTGAGATTGAATCCGCGGATTCAATCTCCTTATCGGTGATGCGTATGACAGTAATTCCTTGATTAGCCAAGAACAGGTCGCGCCTCGTGTCCGCATCCTGGCGCGACCTGTGCCAATAGAGTCCATCGGCTTCAAGGGCGATGTTGCTATCTGGCAGGAAGAAGTCAATGAAATAGAAGTTCGCGCCGCGTTTGAGTTTCTCGTTATGTTGAATCGGATGTTCTTGAATATAGGCAATAGAAAGGCTGTCCAGCGCTTCGCGGACCTGCTGTTCTATTCCTGTTTCACCTGCAAACATTCGCTTGCAGTGCCGAGAGCAGAATCGAGACCTGCCCGCATTGATATTGTAGCGATGAGCCATAAAGTCAACTCCGCAATGCTTGCAACTGACGGCTATCATCGCGTGGGCGTCCATATGGCACTTGCGGGAGCAGTAAGGGGTCTTGGCTCTGGCAATCGCGGGCTGTCTGCTGATCAGGCTTTTGCAGTGGGCGCAGGTCAAATGGATCTTGTTCGATTGCGCTTTACCTGTGCATTTCTTCGAGCAATATCGGTATTCACGGCCAACGCAATTAGGCCGTTGAAAACGTTTCCCACATTGCTCACAGACATGCTGGATAGATTTGGCGCGCATCTCTTCGTAGCACGCGCGGCTACAAAAACGCGGTTGCTCATGCGGCTTACCTCGAAACTCTTTGGAGCAATTCTCACAAGTGAAGGTAGTTGCAGGTCGGTAGCACGCAAACGAGCAATAAACCCCTTGGTTGCCTTTTGGAATCGGCTTTTCGCATCGTCCGCATCGTCGCTTGAGTGGGCAATAGTGGCGGGAAATGGCTCGCGGCGTAGGCTTGCCACAATCTTTACAGATTCGTTTCGTTTTGAGAATCTTCAACTCAGACATTTTCAGTCTCCGTATAGATTGAATTTGTTCAGAGCCGGGATAACTGCGTCAACAGTTACCCGGCTCGCTGCATTATAACAGGAGAACAGAAATGCTCGATCTTCAAAATTGCAAATTCGTCAACGTGGTTCCGCCTATCTCCGTAGCCGGCGGCGCCAACGCGACAGTCGTGACAGTCGTCGACACGAAAGGTTTCCGCGCGGCTGCTCTGCGCGTCGTCTCCGGACTGCTCGGGGCGAACGGCGTCAGCACGATCGTTTGGCAGGAAAGCCACGAGGCCAACGGCGCGAACGCTGTCAATATCACGGGCGCGAACCATACCGCGCTTGTGGACGCGAACGACAACACCATCATCTGCACGTTTCTCAATAACCTGGGGAATCGCAGGCGCTATCTCGTGCCGCTCATCACGGTGGGATCGACAAACGCTTGCCTGCTCGCGGCTGACGCGATTCTCTACCGTGCAGAGGAAACGCCGAACACCGCGACTGAGCGCGGGTTGCTCGAACAAAAGTTCGTATGAAAAAAACGCTCTATACGTTGCGTGTGGATGACTATGCGCCCGACATATGCGCTCTTACGCATCCACTGCTCAAGCGGTACGCGTCGAAGATCGGCGCCGAGTTTTTCGTCATCACCGAGCGGAAGAGTCCGCATCTTCCGCCGGTGATCGAGAAACTTCAGATTTACGACATCGCCCGGGAGCGTGGCGACGATTGGGCGATTTTTTTCGACTCGGACGCGCTTGTCCACCCGGACATGCCCGACGTGACGGAGATATGCCCGTTCGACACGGTTATGCACAACGCAACGGATTACGCGTCGTGCCGCTTCACTTATGACGACTACTTTCGCCGGGATGGGCGGCACATCGGCTCCGGTAATTGGTTCACGGTCGCGTCGCGCTGGTGTCTCGATCTCTGGCATCCGCTCACAGACCTGACGTTCGAGGAAGCAGTCGCGCGAATCAAGCCGACGTTTGCCGAGGGGCGCGCGCATATCTCACCGGATCACCTGATCGACGACTTCATCCTGTCGCGCAATATCGCGCGCTTCGGATTGAAGGCGATTACGTTCCGTAGGGTCGTCGCTGAGTTAGGCCAACTCGATAGCGCCTATCTCTGGCATCAATACCTGATGACCAAAGAAGAAAAACTGCTTGGGATGGAAGCGGTATTGAACGTGTGGACAGGCGGCCAGTTCAACGCAAGCAAGACAGCGAAGGGGGCGAGTGGCGACTAAACGGATAAAACTGCTCAAGCCCTGGATGATGTCGCCTGCCGGCGCCGAAGTGGAATTCCAAACGTCGGTTGCCGACTTGCTGATTCAGCGAGGCCGCGCGGTTGAAGTGCGGCCTACTGCGCCAGTACCTGTGTCCGCGCCGAAGAAAGCGCAGAGAGGCAAGAAGAAGGAGGAGAAAAAGCATGATTCCTTTAATTGAAGGTTTATTTTTCGAGCGATTGCCAGATGGCTCTGTCCGTATCCTGAAGACAAACGGCGTCCTGGAAACCGACCCCGTGACGTTCGACATGATAGTTGACGCGCAACAGTGGGACGGCGTCGTCGCCGCGCTCCAACACGGCTTCAGTGTCGCGGTCGCCGCTCAGCAACCCGACGAAGATTGATAAACACGGCAAGGCATATGGAGTCACCGAATTTCACCGTTGACTGGCACTCGCACAACATACCGCATTGGCGGGCAATCCTCGAGCGGTATCGCGGCCAACCGGATGTGCGTGTGCTGGAGATTGGTTCATTCGAGGGACGGTCAACAGTGTGGCTTCTGGAAAACATTCTGACTCACGAGACGGCGCGGATTGATTGCATAGACACGTTCGAGGGCAGCGTCGAGCACGGGCGAATGGGGGTGGACCTCAACAATCTGCTTGGTCGTTTTCTGGGGAACGTCGAGCCGTACAGGGAGAAGATCGAATGGTTCGGGGGGCGATCTCAAGAGATATTGCGAGATGGCCGATGGTTCGTGCCAGAGCAATACGACTTTATCTACATAGACGGCTCACACCGCGCCGCCGACGTGCTTGAAGACGCCGTGTTGAGTTTTAGGCTTTTGAAAGTCGGCGGGCTGATCATCTTCGATGATTACGCCTGGAACGGCGGCGGCCCAGCGGAGTTCGATAACCCCAGGCGGGGCGTCGATGCCTTTTATCACGCATATCGAAGTCAATTGGGGCTGGTGCACATCTCGTATCAGGCAATCTATGAACGCGTGCCCGAATCCCGCGTTGAATCCGAATCGAAACCTGCGCTGGGACCGCGCGAGCTTGTCGCCCAACTCGCTTCGTAATCAAGAAATATGCCCACAGTAGAAGACCACAAAGAAATAGCGCTCGCTCATCTCAGGGTGCTTGTTCAACCCGACGTTACGCCCACGCTGGATGACGTCGAATTGACCGCGATCCTCGACGGAGTTCAACGCGCTTCTTTCTGGATACTGTCGACAGCATTCGTTTTCGGCGCCGTCGTGATGCCTGCCACAAAGAACGGCCACCGCTATAAATGTACAACTCCGGGCACAACGGCGGCGACTGAACCCACCTGGCCGACACGCGACGGCGCTGTCGTTACCGACGGTACGGTGACGTGGGAAGAGGCCGGGCCTGACTACGAGAACGTGT